GCGGGGGCGGCGGACGGCACGGCGTCAGAAGGGGCCAGCGCAGACGCGGGCGCCCCTGTTACGGGGTCCATGAGCGGCGGGGCGGTGACGGCGGGGCCGACCACGTCCTGCCCGCCCATCGCACCGTACACGTTGGCGGCGGGCTGCGTCTGCAGATCGGGGATGGGCTGCACGGCGTCCGAGAAGATAGGCACGTCGGCGGGGCCAGCGTCGGGAGCCATTAGCGCCCCGGTCCCACCGTTCACCGTCATGTCCGGGCCGGGAGCCGCGGCGAGGGCCACGTCCGGGCCACCAGGGGCCGCCGCAGGAGCCGCGTTCGGGGCTGCGGTGGGGGTAGACGCCACCACAATGCCGGGGGCCGCAGGAGCGACAGCCTGCACCACCGTCCCCACCGCGCCCTGCATGGCTGCGAGGATGGCGAGGGCCGTCTGCCCCACCGCCTCCACCGCCACGCGCACGGCGTCCACCGCCGTCGCCAGCGGCGACAGGTCGGCAGGGCTTGCGACTGCGGGCGGCGCCATCGGCGCGGCGACGTTCACCGTGGTGTCGGCAGGGGCGGCCGCGGTCGGCGCGGTCGGGATCGCCGCGGGCGGCTGCCCGGCGAAGGGCACGGTCGTTACCGCCGCCCCGAACGCCGACGCGCCCGCCTGCTGGGCCGTCACCGGCGCGGACAGGGACGCCGGGACCTTCAGCGCGTCGAGCACCGCGGGGATGCCCTTGTCCAGCCCCTTCAGCGCCTTGCGGTAGCCCTCCTCGACGCCACGGGCGAACCCGGCCCGCCACTGGTCGTTGTGGCCGGTTAGCCCCTGCACGCCGCTGATTAGGGCCTCCTTGGCCGCCGTAAGCTGCGCCTTGAACTTGTCGGTCTGCAACTCGACGCGCTGCTTCCAGACCTCACCCGTCACCTGCTCGCGCAGGGTCTGGAGGTCGGTCAGGAGCGTCGCGAACCAGTCGGGAGCCTTGCCCTGCGCGGAGAGGGCGTTGAGCTCCTGCAGGTAGGCCTTCGGGTCGGCCTTGCCGAACTCGCGGGCCTTGCCAAGCACCGCCTCTTCAATCTTCCGGGCGCCCTCGGACTCCACGGCGGCGAGGCGCGTGGCCTCCATCTGCGCGAGGGCCTGCAGGGAGGACTGGGCACGGACGAGGTCGCCCACGCCGCCGCCGATGATGTCCGCAAGGGCTGCGCCGCTTTTCTCCGTCGCCGTCGCCAGCACGTCGCCCGTCGCGGCCATGCGCTGCGTCAGGAGGTTCTGCACGGCGGCGCGGTAGGCGAGGGCGTCGTCTTCGGCCTTGCGGCGGCGGGCGATGCCGTCGAGCTCTTCCTGCGTGGCGGCCTTGATTGCGTCGAGGCGCAGGCGCTGCGTCGTCTCCAGCGCGGTGCGGGCCTCGGACTGCTCCCGGGCCAGCCGCGTCCGCTTCGCGTCCAGCATCTTCGCGGACAGGGCCTTCGCCTGGTCGCCGCGGAGGTTGTGCATCTCCTGCGTGTCGGCGATCTGCTGCCGCAGGACCTTGACCTCGCCCTCGATGCGGGCGCGCGTCTCTTCGTCCACCCCTGCGGCCAACTGCTTCTGTAGGCGGGCGGCCTCGGCTTCCGCTACGAGGATGGCGCCCTGCATCTCCTTGAAGGACGGCTTCTCGACGGGGCGGGCCTCGGGGACTTCGGCCTTCTTCCCGCCGCCGCCCGCTCCCGTTCCGGCTCCTCCGCCCGTGCCACCGCCGAGCGCAGAGAAGTCCGGGGCCGCAGGGGCCTTGAACTTCGGCAGGTCGCGGACAGCTCCCGACGCGGCCCACGCCTTCGGGCGCTGCGCCTTCGGCTTGTCCAGCGCGAAGTCGAACGTCTTGAGCGCCGCGGTGTTGACCTGCGCGGCGGCGTTCCGGTGCGCCTGCGCGACCTTCTCCATGCCTGGCAGCTTCTCCAGCATCCCAGCCACGGCGTCGAGCGCCCCGCTCACCCCCTGCAGGATGACGCCGATAAGACCGCCCACGATGGTCTTCACCGGCGAGAGCAGCCCGTAGAGGATGCTGATGAGCGCGTCGCCCATCGAGGTCCACGCGGAGTTCCAGTCACCGGAGAGCAGCGCGAGGGCGGTGTTCAGGATGCCGCTGATGGCTCCGAGCGCGCCGCCCACCACGTCCACGATGTAGCCGAACGCCCGGCCCGCCGCGGACATGAGCGCGTCGCCCCACTTCGCCCACACGGCGGCGGCGAGCTTCGTGGAGGTGTCAATGAGCGTGACGAGGTGCTTCGTCGCCAGCTCAACGACGCTGACGATTACGCTCCAGAGCTTCGACACGATGCCCATGACCTGGTCGCCGTGCTCCCGCCACCAAGCCGCCATGCCCTTCAGCGCGGAGCCGACGATGGTCTTGATGCGCGCCCACGCGCCGTCCATCTTCGCCCGGAAGTCTTCGTTGCGGCGGTAGAGGGTGACGAGCGCGGCCCCCACGGCCACCACGGCGGCGATGACGAGCCCAACCGGCCCGGTGACGGCGGCCCACGCGACGCGGAACGCGCCGGCGACCTTCGCCAGCACGGAGGCCCACCCGCCCATCATGGCGACGTTGGCGCCGAGGGAGAGGAGCGTGCCCGCGAGCTTCAGTGCCCCGCCGGCGGCGATGAGCAGGACCGGGGCGAGGAGCGCGGCCTTCACGATGGCGTCCTGCACCCCGGTCGGCAGCTTCGCGAACGCCTCGGCCAGCCGCACCACCGCCGTCGCCAGCGCGGTCAACGCCTTGACGCCTACGACCATCCCGCGGGACAGCGCGTCGGCCATGCGGTCGAGGGAGCCGTCCTGCTTCATCTCCATAAGCTTGGCGAGGAAGCCGTCGACGGCCCGCTTCGCCTCTTCGGTTCCAGCGATGCCGACCTGGACGGCGATGGACTTGCCGACGGCCGCCAGCTTGCGCAAGGAGCCGAGGAGGGTGTTCTGCTTCAGCCGCGCCGTTTCCGCCGCCGCCCCGGACTTGCTGACCGTTGCCGTCCACTGCGCCACGCCAGACGCGCCCTGCTCGTAGAGCTGCGTCGCGGCGCGGATGGCGTCACGCCCGAACATGATCTGGTACGACGCGATGCGCTGGGCGTCGGTGAGCCCAGACAGCTTACTCCGCAGCTGGCCGGCGACCTCCGCCATTCCCATGACGGTGCCGTTCGCGCGCACGAAGTTGATTCCGAGGCGCGCCATCTCGTCGGACGCCCTCTTCTCCGTGGGCACAAGGCTCAACAGCATCGTCTTTAGTGACGTGCCCGCGTCACTGCCGCGCAGTCCCCCGTTGTGGAATGCCGCAAGCGCGCCGACCGTCTCCTCGATACCGTACTTGAGCCCCTGCCCGGCGACGTTCCCCACCATGGACATGGCCAGCCCGAGGTCGGAGATATCTGCGGTGGAGGCGTTGGCCCCCTGCGCCAGCACGTCGGCGATGTGGCCGGCGTCCTTCGCCGCCAGGTTGAACTGCGACATGGCCTTGACGGTCATGGTCGCGGCCTCGCCCACGGCGATCTGCCCCGCGGCAGCGAGGTTCAGCGAGCCGTCCAGCGCGCCGCCGAGGATGTCGGCCGTCTTCATGCCCGCCTTGCCGAGTTCGACGACGGCCTCCTGCGTCTGTGTCGGGTCGAACCCCATCATGGCGCGGTCGAGCGAAAGCGCCGCCGCGGACAGGCTGGCGAGGTCCTCCTCGGTGGCGCCGGTGGCGGCGCGCACACGCCCGAGGCCGTCTTCATACCGGGCTGCGATGCCGCCGATGGCCGCCCCGCCGGCGGTGAGCGCCGCGCCCATGACGGCACCCGCCCGGAGCATGGCGTCCCCCGCCCGGCCGAAGCCTGCGGCTGCCGCGTCCATCTTCGCCCGGAGGTCGGCCGCCACGGGGGCGAGGGCCTTCATGCGCGACTCGACGGCCCGCAGTTGACCGGCGAGTCGGCCCCACTCCTGCGAACGCGGCTCTGCGTTGACCAGGGCGGCACGCAGGGCCTCGGCGCCGCGCTTGAGCCCGTTCAGCTCCCGCGAGACCGCCGACAGGCTCCGGGTGTTGACCTTGACACGCGAAAAGGCGTCCGAGACTTTGGCGGCTGTTGCCGCCGCCATCGCGGACGCCTGTGCGGACCTGCGCTTGAAGTCGCTCATGTCGATGCCGAGCGACACCCAGATTTCAGAGACGGAGGGCACGCGGGCTACCTCGAAGGCTTGTCGGGCGCCTTCAACTCGCGAAGGCGGCGGTGTGCCTGCTCAATGAGCTCGGGTTCGTCCTTGAGGAGGCCGGGGGTCTCCTCCGCCATCGCCAGCAGGTCGCGCCACCGCTTGACTTCCGCGGCCCGCAACTGGCGGCGCGTCGGCTTCTTCGGCGCGGTGGACTCGCCCTCGCGGGGCAGAAGCTCCTTCGGCTGGATGGGCTTCTTCCGGCCCATCGTGCCCGCGTTGATCATCACCGCGGCCCAGTACGCGGCCGTCGCCATGAGCGCACGGTGCTCCTGCTCGCGCCGCACGGCGGCAGCCTCCATCCACTCCCGCGTCTCCCACGGGGTAAGCCGCCAGAACTGCTCCGGATCCCCCCCGAGGTCTAGCCATCCTCGCCAGACGGGGAGGAGGTGCCAGTCGGCGTCAGTTGCGCCGCCACGGCGTCGACGGCTCCGCTCGCCAGGGCGCGCAGAGCCACGAGGGCGTTTGGGATGTTGATCCCGAGGGCCTTGCCGACCCCGTCGCCCACCACCTCCAGCACCTTGTCGAGGTCGGCGATGGCGAGGCCGTCGTCCACCTCGTCTTCCGTGACCGGCTCGGTGCCGTCCTGCCGGGCCGCGGCGTTGATACCGGCCACCACCACGGCGGTCAGCACGCCACCGGACAACCGGGCGGGTTCCTGCACGAGACCGTAGAGCGTCGTGCCCGTGGCCGCCTCGATGGCTCGTAGACAGCCGTTCGTGAAGACCATGCGCCGGGGGACGCCCGCGATGGGAATCTCCACCGAGTTCGCGTGCAGGGGTGCGGACTTCGCCGCGGGTTTCGGTGCCATGTGTCCTCCTCAAGGTCCTGCGGGGGCGAGGCGTGGCACCCCGCCCCCGCGCGTGTCGCTACACCTTCGTGTAGGTGAGTGTGCCGTTGAGCTGGCCGGTGATGCTGAACTCCGCCACGCCCTCGTGGTCGGAGCCGCTCACGGGCTGGTAGTTCGTGATGTAGAACGACCCGGAGAAGCGCGACCCCGCGACGCCGGCGGTCGTCAGCGCGAAGTTGAGCGTAAGCGCGGCCTGCGTGCTGATGGCCGTGAAGACGGCCTCGTGCGTCGACCCGTTGATGTCCGAGAGGCCGCTGATCTGGATCTCGGCGTTGTTCCAGGTCGGCAGGATCGTCCTCCAGATGGACTCGTCCTTCGTCGTCGTGTCGACGACCTCGCCGTTGATGGTGAGGGACGCGCCGCGCTGGTACGCGACCTTGTTGGCGCCGTTGTAGACGGCCACGTTGATGCCTGCGGTCTTACCCATGGTGTGCTCCTATCGTGTGTGCTGGTGAACGGTGAACGACGCGCGAGGCGTCAGACGTAGGTGAGAGAGCCCGTGCTCTGGAACGTGGCCGCGAACTCGCCCACGCCCTCGTGGTCGGAGCCGGACACCGGCTGGAGGTTGGTGACGTAGAACTTGCCACCCCAGTACTCCCCGGTGCCGCCATTGATGCAGAAGTGGACGGTCACGGGGCGCTCGTACTGGATGGCCGCGAACAGCGTCTCGTGCGTGGTGCCGTTGATGTCGGCCAGCCCGTTGCACTGAATCTCGGTGTTGTTCCAGGTGGGGATGATGGTGCGCCACACCGACTCGTCCTTCGTCGTGGTGTCCACCACTTCGCCGTTGACCGTGATGCTGGCCCCGCGCTGGTAGGTGAGCGTCGCGTCGAGTCCGCCCGTCAGGAATGCCCCGACCCCGTCCCAGTCGCCGTTGCCCATGTTCTCGGCCTTGGCGATGGCGTTGCCGCCCGTGCCGTACTCCTTCGCGGTGGCGAGGATGTCGTCCCCGCCTCCGTCGGAGGCCACCACCAGACTGGAGGCGTTCGCGTTGATCGCCGCGATGAGCGCCGTCTTCGCCGCCGCCTTGCCGACGCCGCCGGTCACGTCCACCCGGTACCGGCCCGCGGTGATGGTGGGCGTCACATCGGTGTCGAACTCGTACACGTCCGTCCCGATGGTAACGGTCTCGGTGTCGGCCACGTCGCCCGTGATCGAGAGCGTGCCCGTCGCCCGGACGGACCCGGTGATGACCTTGATGTTGATGCCTGCGTTCTTCGCCATGAGCGTCGTCTCCAGTCTCCTGCGATAGGTGTGGTGAGGCCCCGTGCCCGCAGGCCGTCACGGGGGAGTCAATGGGGTGGCGCCGCTAGACCTGGTGGACGAGGGCGCGGATATCGAGGACGCCGTGCGCGAACTGCTCACCGAGCCCGGCCTCTTCGTCGATGAAGAAGTGGGCGTTTTCCATGCGGGACAGGATGAGCGTGTAGGACGAGCCCCCGATGGTGAGCGAACTGTTCACCAGCCGCCCGCAGATGGTCTTTGCGATGCGCTGGGCGCGGGCGACGGAAAGCCCCTTGTCCCAGATGTGGAAGCGCCACAGATGCTCGGTGCCCCAGTCGGACTTCGTGGACCAGTCCTGCACGAAGTCCTCGCCGATGACGACGTAGGGCATGGACGCGGTTTCGATGGGCGCCGGCGAGTAGACGCCGACGTTGGTGCCGCCGACGGTGCCGCCCTCCAGCGTCACCTTCGCCCATGAGGCGTTCGCGCAGGTGGTCGTCGTCGCGTAGGCGTTCGGGGCAGTTCCCCAGGCGGTGGCGGTCACGGCGACGGTGTCCCCGGCGCCGTCCAGCGCGGTCACGACGGCGGAGGCATCCCCGGTGATGGCCGCCACGAGGGCAGTCACCGCCTGCGGGGCCGTCACGCCGCCCGACACGTCAACGCGCACGCGGCCGGCCGTGATGGCGCCCGGCGCCACGGCGGTATCGAACTCGTACACCCGCGTCCCGATGGTGACGATCTGCCCGTCGGCAACGACGCCGGTGAAGGTGAGCGTCCCCGACGCCTTCGTGCCGTCGGTCAACGTGGGCGTCGTCAGCGCCGTGTAGAGCGCGATCTGCGTGGCGCTGAACGGCGGCGCGTGGGTGGGCATGCTCACAGGTCTTCCTCCGCCAGAATCTGCGCCAGCATCGGCCCGAGACTCCTGCGCGCGCGTTCCCCGGCCGGGGTCAGGAACGGAACCGCCGCCACCATGCCTCCCCCGGGCTTCTTGTGGCCGAACTCTACGAGGTGCGCGTAGGGCGCCTTCTTCCCGCCCGCCTTGACGAAGGCAGTGAGCCCCGTGTCGGAGACTTCAACGCGAATCGTCTTCTGCAGGCGGTGCGTCACGGTAGGCACGTCCGCCGTTGCCTCCCACCGCGCCATCTCCGCCGTCTCCTCTATGGCTTTCCGGCAGGCGTCGAGTGCCTTGTTCGAGAGCTTTGCCGCCCGCTGCTGGAAGTCGTCAAGGCCGCTTATCTGGGCTTGCGTCCTGTACGGCTTCGCCATTACAGCCCCAGTTCGTCCGCCCGCACCGAGCGGCAGTCCATGAGCAGCACCCCGTCCATGTGCAGCGGCATGATCGACACGACGGCCAGGTACACGGTGCTCGTGCCGTCGAGGAAACTGCAGGCGTAGGTCGCCGACAGGTCGCTCCGCCAGCGCGTCGTCACGCGGTACCGGGCGTCAGCGTGCATCTGTTGCGCCGCCACCAGCTCGGCGCCGCGCAGGGGCCGCACGCTGGCCCACACGTTCGGCACCGTCCCGATGGCGGTGTAGGCGTTCTCAAAGTAGCCGCCCTGGCCGTCGGCGACGCGGGCGCCGGTCAGGAACGTCAGGCGGCGATTCAGCAGCCCTGCCTGGTTCACCGGCCCACCCCCATGCCGCCGAACTGGACGCGATAGGCGTTCAGCAGCGCCGTCGCGGCGAACGGCACCTCGCGCACGTTGTCCGGGGAGATGGTCTCGCGCTGCCCGTACCACGCGCCCACCATGAGCAGCATCGCCTGCCGGATCGCCTGCGGGACCGACGCGGCGGTCGAGCCGTACCCGGCCGTGTAGACGATGCGCACGCTCTCGGCGTCCGTCGGCAGGTCGGTGAGCGTCACCTTCGGCACCATGCCGCGGGTGTCCAGCTCGTACTCGTCAGCCGCCTGCGTCACCGTGGTGAGCGTCCCGAATCCGCCCGTGAATGTGATGGGTCCGGTGGCGCCCGTGATTGGCGACGCACCCGTCCCGCTGTAGGTGCCGACCACGCCCGCCGCGGAGGCGCTGATGGCGGCCGCGATGAGGATGGCCGTGTTTTTCGTCGGGTCCAACGCGCCCGCCCCGTCGGTGCCCAGCGTGACCGTGATGGCCGGCGCCGCGTAGGCGACGCTCATGCCGACGCCGACGCCGACGCCCGCCACCGCCTGGAGGGTCTTCGTGTTGCCGACGACGCCCGCCACCGCGTTCGTCGCCGTCACGACGCCGTTTGTCCCGCTCCCGATGCTCGCGCTGGCGAAGGTGGCGTCCTGTGTCTCGTCCACCGTCTGCACCGAGGAGATAAACTGCAGCGGGGGCAGGGGCAGCTCGACGGGGTCAGACGTGACCGGCTCCAGGATGGTGACCGTCCGCGTGATGAGCGCCCGCCCGGTGTACTTCTCGGCGTACTCACGCGCCGCCACGATGAGGGCCGCGATGAGCGTGTCTTCGTCCGTGGCGTCGACGCGGCAGTGGAGTTTCGCCTCCGCCGTGGAGATGGGTTCGACGCTCGGGGCTGTCTGCGACAGAATGGCCACGTCCGCACCTCACGGGAGGGAGAAGGGGGAGTGGGGGCCGGGTGAGGAGGAATCACCGGCCCCCGGTGCTACAGCCCTGCGCTAGGGAGTCGGCGGCAGGTACTGCGGCTCATAGGCCACGGAGATGCTGGTGATGCAGTCCGGGGCCGCCGCGCCCTTCGTCATGACAGCACGGAAGTACCGACGCGACCCGGTCGAGGTGGCGCCGATGTAGTCGATGATCCCGCGCATCCCGCTCGCAGGAATCGTGTCGTCCAGCAGGATGGTGCCGTTGGTCTCCAGGGGGAAGGTCACGGCGTCCACGCCGCCGGCGAGGGTGCCGCCGCCGGCCCACGCACCGTTGCCGGTGTTGTCCGTCGCGACGATGGCGTTGCCCGTGGTGGCGTCCCCGGTCTTGGCGGTTACCACCGTGACGCCGGCGCCTCCGGTGGCCGCCGTGACGACCGCATCCGGGTCGGAGTTGATCGCCGCGATGAGCTTCGTCGCCGCGTTCGCAAGGCCAACGCCACCGGACACGTCGACACGCACGCGCCCCGCCGTGATGGTCGGGGTGGCCGCCGTGTCGAACTCGTAGATTTGGGAGCCGATGGTCACGAACTCGCCGTCGGCGACGTTGCCGCTGAAGGTGTGCGTCTCGGTCGCATAGACAGGGTCAGAGACCAACGACCCGTAGAGCAGGGAGTCGTCGATGTCGTTGAACGTGCTGTTGTCGTTGGAGTGCTGGAACTTCAGCGTCCAGACGTTGACGGCGGTGCAGGACAGCGACCCCTCGGTC